TCTGCCACCCTAAAAGCAAACGGGACGCTCGACTCCGTAGAGCTGGAAGTGACCGGCGTCGCTGGGACCACGATCATCTGGCACGCATACGTCGAGGCGTCGCAAATCTCAAACGACTACACGGCAAGCTCTTTGTAATGCCTGCCAAAAACAGGGAGGCGGCGACGCTCTGGCCGCTCAAATCCCGGGGTTTACACCCCGGCCCGGATCGCTACGCTGCCGGTGAACGGGTGAACACCTATGATCGAACACCTGCACCGACTCGCGGCCCACGCCTACTACTGCGGCGAGCACGACGTGGGCCGCCGCGCGTGCGAGCGGCTCATGCGCATGGACCTCTCCCCGGAGAAGGACGAAGCCGTCCGCTCCAACCGGACGTGGTACACCCGGCCGATCGGCGACCTGGTAGACGTGTGGCTCACTCCGCTTGAGCCCGCCGTCCGGGTCGGCTGGTCGCGGTTCAACCCGTCGGTCGTGATCCACGACGGCGTACCGCTCTACAACGTCCGCACCAGCAACTACCGGATCGACGACAACGGCCAGTACGTCATGCCGCCGGAAGATGCCGGCGTGATCCGCACCGACAACCTGCTCTACGAGCGGCCCGGTCTCGCGACCATGCTGCAATGCGACTACCCGCGGTCGCAGTTCCCGGTCGATGGGCTGGAGGACGTGCGGCTCAACTCGATCGACGGCCGGCTCTACGCATCGGCCACGCTCCGCAATCTCAACGGGCAGGACGGCACTTGCCGGATGGCATACGGCGAGGTCGTGGACGGCCGGATCGCGAGTCTCGTGTGCCACGACACGGTGGACGGCAAGCACGAGAAGAACTGGATGCCGCTCGTGGGCCAGAAGCGGTGGCTCTACTCATGCTCGGCCAACGGCCACGTATGTCTGGTCGAGGATTCCGGTGACGACTGGACGGTCACGGCCTACGCCGAGTCGCCGCCGGTGGCCCGGGCGTTTCGCGGCGGCTCGCAGCTCGTGCCCATCGGCAGCGGCGAGTGGCTGGCGGTGATCCACGAGGTCGCGATGGTCAAGGGCCGCCGGGTCTACGAGCACCGCTTCGTGCTGTTCGCCGAAGCCGACTGGTCGATCGCGGCCGTGTCGCCGCCGTTCGCGTTTCGCGAATCGCGAAAGATCGAGTTCTGTGCCGGGCTGGCCCTCCGCGGCGGCAAGCTGATCGCCACGTTCGGCGTGCGGGACGCGGAGGCATGGATGGCCGAGATGGCGGTCGAGCAGGTGCGATCCATCCTGGAGAGTCCGACATGGGAGTGAGCGTGGACGTGCCGGCCGTGGACACCATCCGGGCACTGCTCGAAGCCAACTGGCGGGACGACGATTGGTTCGGCTGCGACAGCCGGGTGATCTTCCACTACGCCATGAAAGCGCAGGTCTGCCGGCGGTTCGCGCCCCGGCGGGTGATCGAGATCGGCACCCGCTGCGGCTACTCGCTGCTCACGTTCGCGACCGTGGCCCCGCGGGCGTCGTTTCTGTGCATCGACGGGGCGATGGACGCGGACAGCTATGACTGTCTGGCCCACTGGCGGCGGCTGGTGGACCGGCACGAGATCGACGCCGACCTGGTCGTAGTGGACTCGCACGCGATCAAGTCACTCCCGCCGGCCGACTTCGCCCATATCGACGGCGACCACTCCTACGAGGGTGCCCTGGCCGACCTGCGGCTCGTGGCCCACTGCCGGGCGATCCTGGCGGACGACTGCGACAACCGCGACGTGCGGCGGGCGGTCGAGACGTTCGCCCGCGAGCAGGCCCGGACGGTGGAGTATTTCGATGATGGGCTGCGGCAGGGGGCCATCCTGACATGAAGGTCGCCATCTACGCCCTCGCCAAGAACGAAGCCGCCAACGTGGCCCGCTGGGAGGGGTCGTGCCGGGACGCGGACGTTCGCGTGGTCACCGACACCGGCTCCACCGACGACACCGTGCAGCTGCTGGAGGCCGCGGGGGTCACTGTGGCCCGCGGTACCCCGATCCCGTGGCGGTGGGACGACGCCCACAACCTCTCGCTGATGCACGTCCCCGCGGACGTGGACGTGGCGATCCGGCTCGACCTGGACGAAGCCCTCGACCCCGGGTGGCGGGCGGCCCTGGAGGCCGCGTGGAAGCCGGAGACCACGAAGCTCCGCTACTGGTACTGGTGGTCAGACGCGCTCCGGTTTCGCTGCGACCGCATCCACTCCCGCACCGGCTACCGCTGGGCGGGGGCGACCCACGAGGGGCTCGTGCGGTGGGACGGGGCCGAGGTGCAGACGTTCAACGACGACGTGGTGATCCGCCACCACCGGCAGCCCGGCAAGATGCACAAGAGCGACCTGTCGCTGCTCCGCCAGGCGGTCCGCGAGAATCCGGCCGACGCGCGGATGCAGTGGTATTTCGCCCGGGAGCTCGACTACCTGGGCGACCCGGCCGCGGCCGACGAGCTCGGCAAGTATCTGCGGATGCCGGGCGGGGCTCCCAACGAGCGGTCCTACGCCCGGCGGGTGCTCTCGCGGATCGACCAGCAGGGCAGCAGCGTCCACATGCTCGGGGCGATGCTTGAGTCGCCGCAGGAGCCGGAGCCCTACTCCCACGTCGCCGGCATGGCGTGGGCGAAGCGCGACCCGGTGGGCACGCTCTACTGGGCTCGCCAGGCTCTCAACTGCCACGACGAGAGCCGCAGCCACGCGAGCGATCCCGCGGCGTACGGCGACCTGCCGGCCGATCTCGCGTATTCGGCGGCGTGGATGCTCGGGCTCCACGACGAGGCCCTCCGGCACGCCCGAGAGGCGGCCCGCCGAAACCCCGCCGACCCGCGGCACGCCGCCAACGTGGCGGCACTTGAGAGAATGACTGTAGAGGACGGACCCAAACCATGACCGCCATCGAAATACTCATCGCCGACTCGCTCGCCGCCAGTCTGTCGCTCGCCGCGTTCGACGGGGCGATCGGCGGCGTGGACGCGGTCCGCACCTACACCCCGGACTACACCACGGAGGAGCTGGCCGATCTCAAGGTCTCGGTGGTGCCCGGCCCTGTGGAGGTGACGAACCACACCCGGCAGGCCGACCTGTTCGAGTGCGAGATCCACGTCGTGATCGGCAAGAAGTTCGACGACGACGACGAGATCGACGACCTGCAGGAGCTGCGGACGAACATCGTGGACGCGATCCGCTCGCGGACGCTGCCGGTGAGCGCCCCGCCGATGCCGGAGGGCGTGGCGTGGATGGGCATCACCAACGCGGTCACGTTCGACCAGGACCAGGTGACGAAGTCGCGGGTGTTTCTGGCCGACATCGCGATCACCTACCGATACGCCAACGCGAAGGTGGGGTCTCCATGATCCCGCGCAGCCCGGGATTCTTCCCGCGCATCCCCAACCTCGTCGCCAACACGCCGTCGATCCAGGTGAAGGCGAACGTGGAGATGTTCTTCGACCGTGCGGCGGTGCAGGCCGCCCTGGACGAGATGGACCTGAAGGCGCTCTCGAAGGCGTCGATGCTCGTGAAGGACCGGGCGAAGCGGATCATCAAGAAGAAGGGGCTCGCCCGGCTCTCGACCAAGGTGCGAGCAGACTTCCCCGGGGCCGGCATCAGCACGCTCGTGCAGATGGGCGTGATCGGGCAGCGGGCGGGCAACACGATCATCCGCGAAGTGCAGCGGCCACCGGCGTCGCCGCCCGGCTCGCCGCCGTTCACGCACACGCCCTACGCCGGCCACTTCGCCAGCTACATCGGCTTCCGCCGCAACCTCTGGAACTTCTACGAGCAATCGACCCACTCCGCGGTCGTGGGGCCGAGCAAGAAGGGCCGGCCGATCCCGTACCTGCACGAGTTTGGCGGGAACGCTCAGATGATGACGTGGGCGTTTGTGCCGCAGATCCGCACGAAGCGCGGCGGTATGCGGCAGCCGATCGTGATGAAACTCCCGGTCGGGACGCGGCCCCGCAACGCATCGCGGTGGCAGCCCATGTCGATCGTCGAGGGAGCCCACTACCCGGCCCGTCCGTTCATGCAGCCGGCCATGCGGTTTTGCGTGGCGAACGGCTCGATCGCCAAGGCTTTTCGGGCACAGTTCAAGAACATGCCCGGGGCTCGTGGCACCGGCCATTTCCTTCGGATCATGTAGCCGTACTGGTATACTGACGTTCAGGTGGCCGTCGCCGCCGAAAACGCACAGGAGCACACCATGCCCGTCGCCCACTCATACAAACTCGGCAAGGACCAGCTTTTCACGTTCGGCACGTTCATCGCCAACAAGGACGTGAAGTCGGTCACGTACACCCGCGAGACGGCGGCCGAGGCCGAGGTGACGACGCGCGGCAGCGAGACGATCCAGGAGTTCGTGCCCGTGCGGTGGAACGCCGCGTTCGAGGTGGTCGTGCTCGACCACACCTGCGCGATCCACTCGACCGGCGTGCTGTCGGTCGGCGTGACCGGCTCGCTCGCGACGGGTCTCTACTACGTGAACAACATCGGCGAGCCGCAGGAGATCGACGGGGCCATCGAGACGACGATCAGCCTCCGGCGGCACGCGGGAGCCCAGCCCGTCTAGGCCGGCGAGTTGACGGGAGCGGACCGTGGCGACCAAGGCGATCACCTACGCGCTCGGCAGGAACTGCATCCTGCGCGTCGATGACCGCGAGCTGACCGGCGTGGCGGACGTGGTTCTGCGTCAGAGCTGCACGACCGTGGACGCGACTGGCTACGGCACTAACGCACCGGCTTCCGCCGTTGTGCTTCGATCGTACGACCTTGGATTCACGGTGCCGGATTTAGACACGGCTCGGTGGCTGTTTGAGCGTCGATTCCACTCGGTCAACGGCTTTCTGCTGCCGCAGGTCCTGCGCGTCGAGTTTGAGGGCGGGCTGTTTGATTTTTGGACGTATTTCACCATCCACGAAGTCGATGCCGACGAGCCGATCGACGGGGCCGTGATCCCGCGGTTTCAGCTTCGCGAGTGGCGCACTGATGTCGAGAGGGTGTAATGCACACGTTCAAGGACCGCACCGGGCGATCGTGGAACATGGAGGCCACCTACGGCTCCTACGCCCGCGTCCGCGCCCACGCCGGCGTGTCCCTGTTCGACATCGCGACCGAGCAGCGAAAGAGTCTGGAGCAGCTGGCCGACCCGTTCACGCTCGGGCAGGTGATATGGGCGATGGTCGAGAAGGAGGCCGAGGGCCGCGGCGTGACGCCGGAGCAGTTCTTCGCCGAGTTCGACGGCGAGACTCTCGACCGGGCATACACCGCGCTCATCGACGAGATGGTTTTTTTTTGCCAACCCCGCACGAGGAAGATCCTGGCAGCGACGGTCGAGCGGGTGAGGGCGGCGGAGGTGGCGGCCGGGCAGGTGGTCGAGCAGCGGATGCCGGAGATCACGGCGGCGATCGACGAGGAGATCGCCCGCTGGACCTCTGGGAGCTCGGGTACGAGCTCGCCGGCATCATCGGCGTCCACCCCGGCCCCTGGTCCCTCCGCGAGCTGCTCGCCGCCGTCCGCGGCCGGCAGCGAGACGACTGGAACCACACCGCAGCCCAGCTCGCCCAACTAGCAGAGATCCACCGCGACCCGAAGAAACGCTCCCGCCCCTACGACGCAGCCGAGATCCACCCCATGCGTGAGCGTAAGCCCACCACCAAGACGTTCACCGGCGACGAGCTGCAGGGGATGATATGAGCAGTGCATCCGCAGTCCGTGCCGGCCGGGCGTTCGTCGAGATCACGGCGAACGACACCCACTTCCAGCGGACGCTGAAGAAAACCCAGCACTCGATCGTCCGGCTGTCGTCCACGCTCAAGCGGGCCGGCACCGGGCTGGCGATCGCCGGCGGTGCGATGGGTGTGCCGATGCTGCTGGCGGCTCAGAGCACGGCGACGTTCCAGGACGCGCTCCTTGAGTTGCAGGGTGCCGTGTCCGACATCACGCCGGAGCAGATGGCGGCTGTCCGCGAGGAGTCGCTTCGGCTGTCGAAGTCGATGGGGATCGCCCCCACGAAGATCGCCCAAGCGTTCACGCTGCTTATCAAGGCCGGCATGGGCGTGGAGGAAGCGTTGGCCGGGGCCGGCCGGGCCGCCGTGGAGTTCGCGCAGGTCTCGGGAGTGGACGCGGCCCAAGCGGCCGAGTTCATGAAGGTGGCCATGAACGTGTTCGGGCTCAGTGCCCAGCAGGCCGCCGATACGCTCTCGGCCGCGGCCGACTCCAGCGAAACCACTATCGCATCCATGATCGAGTCGTTCGCCCTGGTGGCCAGCGTGGCCAAGGGGACGAACCAGTCCCTGTTCGGGCTGTCGCAGGGGCTGGCCGTTCTCGCGCGGTACGGAATCAGAGGCGAAGAAGCCGGCACCGGCATCAAGACGCTGCTGGTCAAACTTCTGGCCCCGACCAACGACGCGAGGGAGGCGCTGGCTCAACTGGGGCTGTCGATGGAGTCGTTTGTCGATAACAAGGGCAAGCTCCTGCCGCTCGCTCAGATCGCGGAGATTTTCGCGCAGGCGATGAAGGGCATGGACCGATCGGCCCGCGAGGCCATACTCAGCAACAAAGCGCTCGTCGATGTGTTCGACGTTCGCGGCATCCGCGTGATCCATGCGTTCGCCGAGCAGGGCGAAGCCGGATTCAATCGCGTGGCCGAGGCCATGGAAAGCAGCCGCACCGTCTCGCAGAAGTTCGAGATCGCCATGTCCGGGCTCACCGGCGTGGGCAACGCCCTCTTCGCTGTGGTCGAGCGGCTCGCGATCGCGTTCTCCGACCGCTACTTCACGGCGGCGGTCCGGGTCGCGGCTCAAGCCGTGATCCCGATCATCGACGCGATGTCCTGGCTGCTCACGTCCGTGCCGGTTCTCTCGCCGATCCTGGCGTCGGTCTCGGGGGCGATGGTCACGATCGGCGTGGCGGCTCTCGGGGCCGGAGCCATGTTGCAGTTCGTCAACTTCGGTCTCCGCGGCTACATCGGGTTCGCCGCCACGGCCACTCTCATGACCCGGGCTTTCAGCGTGGCGGTCGGCGGACTGACCGCCGCCCTCGTGGGCCTCCGGGCCGTGATGCAGGCGATCCCGGGGTGGGGTTGGGCGCTCGCCGCGATCACGGCCCTGGGCGGGCTGGCGTACTGGATGAGCACGGCGTCCACGCAGGCGGATGCCGCGTCCAAGTCGGGCATCATGCGCGACGCGAACCGCCCGCCGATGGCTGGCCCCGGTGCGGCCGGCATGGCCGGCGCGCAGCCCGGGCTCGGGACCGGCGACTCCGCGTCCACGTTCTCCGGGCAGATCGCCAGCCGGCTCGTGTTTGGCCCGTCGCTCACGGCGGCCCAAGAGACGGCCGACAACACCGGCCGCATGGCCGACGGGATCGACGAGCTCGTGCAGGCGACCATGCGTGGCGAGGCCGTTGGCGAGGACTCGCTGCAGGCGTTCGCAGCCGCGGGGGCCGCGGCCCTGGAGGCCCAGGTGTCCACCATCCCGCAGGTCTCGGCCATCCGCGGCGGCATCAAGGCCCTTACCCCCGTGATGGCCGGCGGCGTGGCGGCCCGCAGCGACCGCGACCTGCTCTCCGCCAGCGAGCGAACCGCGCTCGCCAGCGAGACCACGGCCGCCCTCATGCGGCAGATGATCCAGGCCAACGGACCGACCATCCAGTTCGCGTAGAGGTATTTCGATGGTTCTCGTCCCGGCCAACAACATGGAGCGCGTCGATTCCGGCGCGTCGTCGGTCACAGCGAACACCGACGGCATGATCTCGCGGGAGGTCTCCCTGCGGTGGCTGATCCACTCCGTCGAGACCTACACCGACGCCGAGCAGAAGGGCCGCGAGCTGGCCCCGCTCTACTACGACGGCCACCGCCGGGTGAGTCTCACGCCGCGGTCGGTCGGCAACGGCTGGTACGAGATCGAGGCCGTCTACGGCAACGCGGGCGTCAACGCTTACGAGGGTCGCGAGTTCATCAACGAGGACGGCGTGCCGATGGTGCCGGCCGGGCTGTCGATGGACACCACCGGCGGCAAGGAAACCGTGACGATCGCGTACCAGGGCGAAGAAGACGTCAACCCGATCGCCACGGGGTACGCGGAGAATCCGGCCATCGCCCCCAACTCCTACGGGGCGATCAACGTGTCGGGCGGCCGGGTCAACGGCGTCGAGATCACGGTGCCGTCGCTGTCGTGGAGCGAGACGTGGCTGGTCCCGGCGTGGTATCTGGTGACCGGCTCGAAGGAGCCGGCGATCAGAGAAAACGCGCAGGTCGAAGACGCGGACGACCCTTCGCAGCCCTACGCCCAGGTGCTGCACGAGATGGGCGGCATGGTGAACGAGGATCGGTTCCGGATCTTCGGCCCCGGTGAGGTGCTGTTTCTCGGGGCGAGGTTCGACGTGAACACGTCGTCCACGATGGTGCCGGTGACCTACTCGTTCGTGGCCCAGCGAAGCCGCAACGAGTTCAAGGTTGGCGACATCACGGTCACCAAGAAGGCCGGCATGGACTTTCTCTGGATCGTGTACGGGGACGAGGTGGACCAGAACTTCCCGGTCAAGAAGCCGCGGTACGTCTACGTGGACCAGGTCTACCCGCGAAAGAAGTTTCTTGATCTCAAGCTCCCCGGCGGGCGGTGGTGGCCGCGGTTCTACCTGTCGGGCGGCAACACGTTCGAGCACCCGATCAGCGACGAAAAGAAAAACAAGGCATGACGAACGCATTTCGCCGGGTGCGGCCCGGCGAGCCGGTGAAGATCGCGGCGACGGCGTGGAACCAGGTCATCGACCAGGTCCGCGTTCGGCCGCAGTTCGACGCGGAGGCGAGCGATGTGCCGCAGGTCAACCACCGCGTCCGGGTGCGAAACTTCACCACCGGACCGCTGGAGCGGTGGGGCGTGCTGCAGATCAACGCGATGCTGGAGACACCGACGGGCACGACGGGGCCGGCGGCCGACTCGTTCCAGTCGTGGCCGGGCGTGGTTGGGGTGGTGCCGGGCCAGAGCGACCCGGACGGGCCGGTGGGCTATGTCGTGGCCGTGGAGCCGATCGCGGCCGGCGAGATCGGCCAGGGGGCGATCGCCGGGGTGGTCCAGTCTCGCGTGGTTGTGCGCTGCGAAAGCCACCGATACGCCCGCCCGGTTAAGGACCAGGCCGGCTACATGGAGTCGGCGGACGCCGGCCCCTTTCGCCAACTGTGGCGCGGCACGGGGGTGTCCGGAGTGACCGGGGCGTGGTCGCTGTTGATGTTCAGCTCGGAGACCGACCCGACCACGATCGAAAACTACTCCACCGGCTCGGTCCAACTGCTCGGCCACGGCAAGCCGACCACCGGGGCCAGCGGCTGCGACGCCGGGCTCCAGTGGTACAGCGTCACCGAGTGCTCGGGCACCCCGTCCTATACGTCGAGCTACTTTTTCTGAGGTCACCATGCCCGAAGCATTTCGCTCCTACGCATACAAGCTCTCCACCACCGGCACGACCTACGTGGCGACCGGGGTGACCGGCACGACGGGCGTGACCGGCGTGACCCTGGTCCGCTCGATCAACGTCGCCAACGTGGACACCAGCAACGCGGCGACCGTGACCGTCCGGATTCACCAGGGGGCGACGGGCTACGCCCTCGTCGCGAACGCGAACGTCTCAACGGGCGTGCGATACCAGGTGCTCGACGCCCCGCTGGCGGTCCGGCAGGGCGAGTCGATTTCGGCGACGGCGTCGGCGGCCGACCGGCTGGAGGTTGTGGTGTCGGCGCTGGAGATCACATGACGTCGATCACTTGGAAGGACGGCGGGCCGCTGATGGTTGGCGGAGCGATCGGTGGCAGCGAGTCGTGCTGCTGCGAGAATCCGCCGCCGCCAGTGTGCGTGTGCTCGGATGGCTGCACATTATTTGCCGAGCTCTCGTCTCCAGAAGACATCGCAGTCAAGACTGCGCCAAGAAACTGCGTGCCGCCATTCGGCGAAGTTTTAGTTTCACGTACGGTGCCAGGTCACCCTTTTACTGAGGATCTTGGGTATGGATTTGATATCTGGAACGACCCATTTCAGCCGCCGCGAAAGGAGTCTCGCGCGCTGCTAGCCGGAAGCTCGGTTGTTCGAGTTGAAAAACGGGGATCGTGGCAAAGGGAACCCGGTGGAGAGCTGGAGTATCTGCAGGCGCGCCTGACTTTGGTGGCGAGTGTCGCGATTGGGTGCGGCGGTGGAGACAATCCCTGGGAGATTGAGGTTAGGCAAATCGTAGACTTCGATATCTTTGATTTCATCGAAGGCACCAGCACAGAGCTGGCAAGCTATTTCCAATACAGCGAAAAGGTTTTTTCTGTTCCTAGCGACTGCTTTTATGGCGACCTTGCCGGCCGCGTCTGTCTCGATCGCAGGCCCACGCCGCAGGACGGCCTGAAGTTTCCGCAGACTCCCATCAGCGTGTCGATCTCGGGACGAACGGTCACTATCTTTGGACAGGAGCACGAACTGGCCGGCGGCAACTGGTTTGGCCCCGGCGAACGGCCGGCACTGGTTGAGTCTGAGATTGACAACTTTTCTGCCGAGTTCCAGATCACCTCCCGCCGCTCCTGCCTATCCGCACCGTGCAACTGCACCGCCGCGGCCGGCACGGAGTGGACGTTCAGCAACGGCACCCGCTCGAAGACATTCACGCACGGCACCGACGATGTGGAGTGGGGCGGAGCGCCGTATTACTGGTCGTGGGATGGGGTCGGCTACTTGGTGCTGGAGATTTTCGACCCCGCGGACTACGTCCCCGGGCTCGGCGGGCTCGTGATCGAGCGGCACACCGTGCAGATCACTTGCGACACGGTAGACGATGTCTCGACATGGATGGCCAGCGTCTTCTCGCAGTGCATCCAATACGACAACGTCCCGCAGATCACGCACGAAACCTATGACGAGTGGGCCGGCGTCCTGGAGTGTGTGCCCGGCTGCGAAGACGAGCACCGTGCGGCTGGGGATCCCGTACTCGATGGAGATCTAGTCGATGTCGAATATCTCGGACGAAGCACCGCAGTCGGCACCACCGAATGCACCCCGCCGCCCCGAATCTCAATCAGCGTCAAGCAGATCGCAACTTGTTGAGCGTTACCGGGCCGCCCGGGCCGCCCGGGCCGCAGCCGAGCCGGTGGTCATGCCCGGGCTCCTGGAGCGGGCCGGCAGTTTCGCACGCTCCGCCGTGCGGCACGTCGCCCAAGGTGCCCCCCGCTGCACCGACGAGCAGGTGGCCGAGCGGTTTGCCATCTGCCAGCAGTGCGAGCACTACACCGGATCGGCGTGCCGAAAGTGTGGGTGCGGCGTGAGCGGCCAACGCGGTCTCGTGTCGAAACTCTCGTGGGCCGGCGAGTCGTGCCCGGCCGGCAAATGGGGGCCGGTTACCGGGGTTGACGCCCCTCCGCAGCCGTAGACACTCGACCAGGTGGACGGCGGTACACCGTGGAGGTGCCGATGGCTGATCGTCTCGTGGATCGGATCGCGGACAGGGTTTCGCGGCTGGGGCGGCGGCCCCGCAACTTCTTCGAGCGGCTCCCGCCGGAGGCCCAGGCCGAACTGCTCGACGTTCGCCGGCGGTTTCAGTCCGGCGAGTTGCAGACCTCCGCGTCGGCTCTCGCCGACCTGCTGATCGAGGAGTCGGCGGCCGACGGGATCGAGTTGTGCGGACCCCAGGGGCTGCGGGTATGGCTGTCCAGAAACGACTGACCGACCGGGTGGTCGAGCGTGCCGAGCAAGCTGACCGGCTCGCGGCCGACGCCGAGATCGCCCGGCTGCGGTCGGAGGTGGCGTCGTACCGCAAGCGGTACAGCGACGCCCTCGCGGCCATCGACCGCGAGCGTGACCGGGCCGACGCGGCCCTCTCGCTCCGGGGGCTGGAGCCGGTGCGAAGCAAGCCGCCCGGCAAGCGGACCGCCAAGCGGCACTCGGCCACCATGGTTTTCATGCTGTCGGATATTCACTGCGAGGAGCGGGTCGATCCAGCGACCGTCAACGGCGAGAACGACTACTCGCTCGACGTGTGCCAGCGGCGGCTCGACGAGTTGCAGCGGCGGCTGTTCACGATGCTCGACCACGAGCGGGGGCTGGCCGACATCCGGCGGATGGTGGTTTGGCTGGGCGGCGACTTCATCACGGGGCACATTCACCCGGACTGCGTGGAGGTGACGCAGCTCACCCCGCCCAACGCGACCAGGTGGATCGGCGAGCGGCTCCGCGGGATGCTCGACGCGATCGCCGAGCGGGTCGAGTCGGTCATCGTCTGCACCAACGCGGGCAACCACGGGCGGAGCACCGAGAAGCTCCGGATCGCCACCGAGCTGGATCACTCGTGGGAGCAGCTCATGTACCACACGCTCGCCCGGGAGGAGCGAAACGCCAACGTCGAGTGGCGGATCGCGACCGGGCACCTGGGCTACGTGGACCTGGACGGGTTCATCTTGCGGACGACCCACGGCCACTCGATCCGCTACGCCGGCGGCGTCTACGGGTTGGCCCTGCCGGCGTCGAAAGCCATCGCGGCGTGGGACGTGAGCCGCCGGGCCGACCTGACGATATTCGGCCACTACCACAACTGGGGTTGGCTCCGCGGTGCCCGCTACGTCTCGAACGGCAGCGTCATCGGCTACTCCCCGTACGCGGTGTTCATCAAGGCGAGCAGCGCCGAGCGGCCCTGCCAGGGGCTCGTGGTGATCGACCACGGCCGGCACGAGGTCACGAAGGCTTACCCGCTGTTTTGCGACGCGGACCTGCGGGGGACCGCATGACGCTTCTCTCCGACGACTACATCGCCAAGGCCACGGCCGACGCTCGCCGCTACCAGGGCCAGTGGTGCGGCACGGCGGGCAACCTTGCCGCACACACGATGCGGCTCATCCGCGAGCGCGAAAGGATTCTCTCGATGCTGCATCTACGCGACGGGGTTCGGATCATCGGCATCGCCGGCCACATCGGTGCGGGCAAGAGTCTGGTGGCGTCCATGATCCCGGATTCCACTCACATTCAATGGGCCGACCCCATATACCGCGGGCTGTCGGCGATGTTCGACGTGCCCGAGGAGGTTTTGCGGGGCCGGGTCCAGAAAGAGGGGGCGATGCCGGGGGCCGAGACCACGGTGCGGCACTGTCTCCGCACGCTCGGCACGGAGTGGGGCCGCGACCTGATCCACCCGGACCTGTGGGTTCGGCTGACGATGCAGCGTATCGACATGCTCGCGGACCAGACCGGGGCCAACGTCTTCGCCATCTGCGGCACGCGGTTCCCCAACGAAGTCGCCGCGATCCGCGAGCGTGGCGGGGAGGTGTGGTGGGTGAGCCGGCCCGGCGATGAGCCGGCCGACTGCCCGCACGTCAGCGATCGGATGATCGGTCGCGACTGCTGCGACGTGGAGATCCAGAACGGCGGCACCATCGACCAGCTCCGGGCATCGGTTCAAGCGGCATGGGCGGATTTTCTGCGCGCCCGCGGCGTACCTGAACACCCGTACAATGGTGAATAGAGACCATGGACTCCCTATTTCGCCAGACCGCCCGCGGCCGTGAGCCGCTCGCATCGTCGAGCGAAGCGGGGCACCACGTTCACTACCAGCCGTCGCGTCGGGTTGGGATCGGCTCGATCACCAGCCGCCGGCCCGGGCAACCCAAGCCGCTCACGTTCTACGAAATGCTCGCCCTTCAACTCGGCGTCACGCTCGCCGAGGCCAAACGACTCCACGCTCTAGGAGAGACTCGCTGATGGCCAACTCCCTCTCGGTCGCGGGCAACACCCGGATCTCGTGGTCGCTGTCGGACGCGGACGCCCAGCCGCAGGTGTCGATGTCGGCGCAGCGCTCGTCGGCCCGTGCGATCACCAACGGCACCGGCCCCAACCAGGCCACCGTGGCGTTCACCACCGCGCTCACGATCACGGGCGTCGGGTCGTCCACGATCAACGTGAACGCGGCCCCGGTGACGTCGTTCGGGTTCGCCGGCAAAGCCGTGTTCACCAACATCCGCGAGATGCTGGTCTCGGTGTCCACCGGCCCGACGGGCGGCTGGGTGCTGTTCTCCGCACCCACCGGCACCACGGGGGCCACGGGGGTGGCGGTCCGCGTCGGCGGCCAGCT